GGCTCTCTTACAAATTGCAGAAATCTCAAAACTATGATCAACTTGACCAAATAGCTTTTTTGGTTCAGATAGTTTTACTATTTCGTAAAAGAAGTCGCCATATAAGACAAAATCGCCCTCACGAACATAAAGATTTTGATCTTCTGTTAATCTTCTTCTGTGAAAATGAATAGAAATTTCCCAACTTTTATCAAGGCCGGCGCCTTCCATATATTCAGTAACATAGTCTGTAAATTCAACTAATGCATATACTCTCACTGGGGGCAAATATGTTTTTTCTATTGCTTCTCCATATAGTTCATGAAAATTAGTAGTTTCTAAATCAACAGGATAATAAAGAACTTGCTGGCCAATAATTTTTTCTATTAATTCATCATTGACCTGTTTTACAAGATCTCGCTCTTTTTTTCCTAAAAAGAGGGGAGGTGGTGGTGCGGGTGGTCTTTTCCATTCATCGGCCATTCTCTACTTTATCCTACAAAAATTGGTAACGGGGAATATTTAAATGTTTCTGCTGCGGCCGTAGCCTTTTCTTGATCTTGCTTAATTAATGCTGTATATTCCATTTCTTTCAACATTTCAGCTAGTTTGTCTTTTAGTGCTGTTTGCTCTTCTTTAGCCTGCGCAAGAAGTTCAGCATGATTTAATGTAACAGTTTCTCCGGGTATCGGCATTGTAGTAAATTTACCACGAATTTGTCCTAACATTTCCTTACAAAGGGCTAAACAATATTTTCTAATCCACTGTTTTCCTATTGCATTAATATTATTATAGGGAAGATTGTCAAAAGGAATTGTGTTGATATTATTAACCCCGTCGATACTTCCTGTATAATCCTGTGTTGCATCCCAAGCATTTCCATCAATATAAAACTTAACCCAAATTCTATCTTGCTCGTCAAATCCCCAATAACTAGGAGTCGGAAAAAGTCGCAATTGATTGTCTATTAATTCATAAGAATAATGCGAGGTTCGTGTGTAAATCGAGTCTTCATACATAATGGCCTGTAACTTGTTTTGCCACGTTGGAATAATCTCAAAAGTAGAATCATCTGCAAACTGGCCATAAGTAGAATAATTGCCAACAACGCCTACTCCTCCATAGTAGCCATAGAAGCGCCACATTGCTCTAGGAGACTTGTAAAAAACTTGTGTGACTGTCACCCTTTTATCATTAACTTTCCCGCTAAAACCGACTGCATTGCCGCCGTCATCTTCACCAGAGTCGGATGCATCCATAATAATTTTCTGTAGGTCATAATCTTGTATATCTTGCTGCGGGGAAAAGGATGCCGAATATTCACGAACAGTGCCGCCCACGCCGGCAACCGATGATAGCCCTTGACCAACTTTCTTAGAATATGCCATTTGAAATCTTGGATATTTTAAATTAACACTATCTGGGCCCGTTTTTTTGTCGCCTTTATGATCAAATGTACCGGTAGCGTTCCCTAAAACGTCAGAAAGAACATTCTTGCCCTGATGAAGATTAATAATATATGAATATTCCAGAACCGCCTCTTCATATGCTGCATATACATTATTTGGTGTTAATTCAATGTCTACAACATCACCACCAAGCTTCTTATAAATATATGCTACCTGAAGTGCGGCGCCGCTTAGAAAATCAAGGGAGCCTGTGTAGATACCAAAGGGTACTGCGGCAGCCACTAATCCGGCGCTGCCGGTTGAAGTTAAAACAATTGCGCTTGTTTCTGACGAAGGACTAAGGTTTGTTGGCATCTATATGGCTCTCCTGCTGTAAATAGTTCTGATAAAACAAAACCCCCAGACAAGCTAAGGGCTGTTTTAGAAAGATTAAGTTATTTTATGCAGAAGCTTCGGTTATTGTCTTTTTTGTCGACCTTTTTCTGGATGTGGAGGGCTTCTTCTTTTTTGGTACGGCCGTTTTCTTCGCCTTTGTTGTCTTGGGTGGTGTATTAGTTACGACTTCAACCACTTCGGGCGACACTTCTTCAGTTGTTTCGGTTTCGGCAGCCGCCTGTTGTGCTAAAAGTTTGACTCGGGGGTGTGCGCGGCGTTTTGCGGCAAACTTTGCTTTAGCTGAGTTTAATCTTCTTTTCTTTCCCATGAGGAACTCCTTGGTTATATAATAAATAGTGTCTATTTGACAAAACCGAAAATCTCAAAAATTGTAGGCGAAAAAAATTTGGCAGATCGATGTTTTTAAAAACAAAAGCCCCCAACCAAAAGGAAGGGGGCCTAAGATTAATAAACCATTGTTTATCTATTCAAACATAAGATCAATTAAGGCATAATCTGTACTAGCATTGACCTGCATAACCTGACCCACGGAGCGAGAAACTCGCTGTGCGGCGCCGTCCGCGGCCCTCGCGATAACAGCACCAGCAGTACCGCCACTGATTGTGACACACACGGAATCACCAATGACGACCGTTCCAGAAACCAGAACAGCAGCCGGACCTTTGACCTGAAGCCAGAAATAATTGCCACTTGCTAGCACAGATGACGCTACACCTACGACTTCACCTGTCAAGGGCGATGTTCCTGGTGCCTTGATGATTTTCTCATACTTATTGTGCGCCAAGGAAACTTTAGAAGTTCCACTAGCAACAAGGGCGACCTTGATCGGATCGTAAAGAGTGATGACACAAGTTGCATCTGTAGCGTGTACATGTGCTGGGTGAGATTTGACTTTATACGCCAGACCTTCCCCAGTTCCATCATTAACATACAAATAACCACCTGCATATTCGTTTGCTACGATATTAGTGCCCGCTGTCTCTACCGCGACGGTTGTGGCGCCGATTGGTGCGGCTGCGCAGTCCAAATCGAGGTGATTGGTTGCGTGCGCCTTAAGCCGCGTTTGGCATACGTTGCCAGCGGGAATGGTCGCGCCAGCCTTTGCATACCTATACTCTCTATCATTATAGACTAGCAACGCTCCTAATGGAAACTGCTGCGTTGAAGATACCGCATACGGGTCGATTGCTGTTCCATCTTGACCTACCGCATTTCTTCCGACAATAAACGTGGTATCTTCTTGAGTACCAGCATCTCCAGCCTTCTTTCTCAATATACCGTTAAGAAGACTACTGTTTGAAAGATTGATATCTCTCTTTAAATTTTCAATTAATGCTTGGACCCTCGCGAGACCTAATCTTTTCGTTCCCATAGTTAAAAACCCTCCTTTTATAATCGTGTCCTTGCATATTTTACAATACAAGGGGTAGTTTAAAATCTACCCGATAACTAGGTTGTGAACTCTCGTTCACCTGTAAGTAGTTCTACATAAATGAAAGCCCCCATCATATGATGGGGGCTTTACATATATTTGCTAGTTAGCTAGAATTAGCTAGTAGCGCCGGCTTCACCAATAAGTCCGCGAACGACAACTAGGCCGTACATATCGGGACGTACCATCTTCTTGGCATACCGAGTCATCACGCCCTTACGGGGCACGAAGTCTTCAGGGCCAAAGATAGTGGGTGTAGTCTGCAGTGGCACGTAAGGTGCGTACACGTATCCGCTTTCAAGGAAAGAGGAACCGCGACGACCAACGAGAATCACGTTTCGCAGGAAGTATGGGTCAACAATGACATCAAACTTCTTAGAAAGCGATCCAACCTTAACAGCACCAACGCTACCCTTCTCTTCATCATGAGTAACAGAAGCACGGAATCCCGCAGTGAACTCAAGGAGATTAGCAACTTCAGGTCCGCAAACCAGGAAGTTAGCACCACCTCGTAGAGTCTTACGATGGATCTGTGCAGAGACATCGTTGACAGTTTCAACGAGCGTCTCATACCACTCACTCACAGTACCGGTGAAATCGGGAGCAGCAGAGCTAGCGCCAATTTCCAGGCCGGTTGTACGGTTCACAAAGAGACCGGGAGAGCGTGACCAGTAGAGTGTACTAGCAGTTGCACCATTAATAAGATCGGTAAGGATCTCACGGTCAATCTCAAGAGCAATTTGCTCAGAGAGAATGCTTGTCAACTCAACTTCAGCATCAAGGTTGTGGTATGCGTTAAGATCTTGTCCCAACTCAGGAGTCCACTTAGCCTTGAGCTTCTTGGTCATAGCAGTAATCGCCACGGAATCAACCTTGATGTCGATTTCGGGGATACTCGGTTCGGCTTCCAAACCCCACACAGACGTACCAATGACGGAACCCAGTGCACCACCAGCCGTAAGATTATCATCCAACGGAATGGTAAGATTGAGAGGATGTGCAGAACGCGTAATGGCCATGACACTATTAGAGCTACCATTGTTTAATGGAACAGCACCACTAACATTTGCGAACACAAGGTTAAACCTGTATCCGCTCTTGCTCGGATCTTGGTTAGTACTACCACTAGCAACCTGCGATAGACGACGTATAAGTGTGACATTCTCATCGAAGATATTGTGGCTACTTGCCAACATTTGAATTGCAACTAAATTATCAACATCTAGCTGCTCTAAATTACCAGTTCCACCAGAAAGCTCAACCACACAAACACTGGAGCCAGAAAGGTCGACGTCATACTTTGTAAGCTTGTCGAGCTTTCCTTGATTCGCAGCATTTAATGGGTTTGCGCCGGCGCCAGGGGTTGCCCCAGCAGTACCAGAAGCCACCATAACGGCGCCTGCCAATGAGATGGCAGTCACAGAACCAGTTGGTGAGGAGTAACCGTTGTTAAGTCCATAAGGACCAGCTTCAACGCCACTACCTGTGAGATTCACACCACCGGTGATTTCCTTACCTACTCGGCCGCCACCATAAAGCGACTCTTCGCCATCGCCACCATAGCCCAAGCGGGGTAGCCCGGGGCCATTACTGGAGACGGTGAAATCCAGGAAGAAGATGAGACCCGAGGGGAGACTCATCGGTTGAACGCTAACGAGATCGTTTGCGATCAATCCCGCGAAAACACGACGGACAATGGGGAATGCGACGGCTGCGAAACCTTCGACATCTCCACCGGCCATGGTAGAACTTTCACGGAGAAGCTCTTTTGCTTGATTTTCAAGCAAGCGAGCCATAGATTGGCGAGTGCGGCTACTCTCCATGCCTTCAAGAAGACCTGTGCGCTCCCACTTTTCTAATAATGCATGCCCTTCAGCCTGCATATCACGATTGACAATACCTTCTGTCAATCTTTCAACTATACCAGCCATTTTAAATACCTCCTATGTTAATGTATTTGTATTAATTTTACTTAATACCTGCTAGTCTTTTCATCCTCTCCGCTAACGGATCGGATGATGTGCTCTCTTGACGAGAAGCACGAAGAACAGAAGTACGCTGACGACCAAGTGCTTCGTTCAGTGATTGTGGTTCTCTCCTTGGAGAACTCCCCACTGTACTTTCTAGCGTGTGATATATTGTCTTTGCTTCTGTTACTGAACCAGCTTTCGAAATAGCGTCGGCAATTTTTGATCTTTGCCGCTCATTTAGGGAGGTATTTCTTAAAACACGGTTCGTGTAAAGCAAGCGAGCATTAGAAAGGTTTACCTCTCGGGTAGCCCCTTGTAACTCTTGTACTACTTGCTTATGTTGTTCAAGTGACTCTGTGAGTTGGTTATTTTCGAAAACCAACTCTTCTTGAGCCTTCTTTAAAGTCTTTAATTCTTCTTCGACATCAGTGCTGCGTCGATGGGCTAATTCTTGTTCAATCTCCCACTTCATATCATATGAAGATCGTCCTGCCCAACCAGAAAGGGAGGCACCCATATCGACAGTAAGCTTTTCTACAATAGCATTTATCATGTCATCGGAAATGTCTAATTCTTCTTCGAGATTAGGGCTCATTTTGGCTGAAAATTCTTCGGCCTCGCCTTCTTCTTCGGCGCCAGCGGCTTCGCCAGCATAACCCTTAGATTCATCAGATTCGCTGCCAGCATCATCATCGTCTTCTTCAATAACTTCTTCATTATCAGCAAGAAGCTCTCTTAAGGTTTGCTCGTTGATATCTAATTCTGTTTCATTCTGCATATGTTGTATGGTTTCTTGAAGAGCATCCAAATTAATTTCAACATTAACCTCTTTGCCAGAAGTGGCAAGGTGATCTAGATTTTCGCCTTCATTCTCAGAAAGATCATCAGTTGCTGCGAGAGGAATATCTTCAGCAATTTCTTCTACGGGGCCTGCTTCGTCTTCGAGGCCCATTTCAGGGGCGACTGCGGGGTCGGCGCCGAGATCTAATTCGGGTGCACCTTCTGGAGCGCCGAGATCGAGTTCGGGGGCGGCCAATTCATCTTGTTCTAAAAGTTGGTTTAATGTCTGACGGACTTCTTCTGAATATTTGTCGATTACTGTTGTCTCTGCATTCTTAAGCGCGGCCTCGCGAAGCGCTTTTGCATCAATAATGGCATCTCTTAGCAAACTTGACATTAACATACTCCTAAAATTACACTAATTCAAAATAAATAGTGCTTTAAAGTTCTAAAATCCTTAATAATTGTGGTTTTGCTTTAATCATCCTATCCTGTATATAGTAACTGCTTCAGATCCGCCGCTAACATTGGTCAATCTTACTCTAAAGGTAGCGGAGGCCTCGCTCATGACCGCCATGCTTCCCACAAGGGTAACTCCAGTACCAGCTTCCACTGTTAAGGTTGAATTCTCAAACCCTTCACCTAGATTTATAATAATAAAGTCAAATGATTGATTTGCGACTGGATTTTCGAGGGCGTCTACAATATTAGCTGCTGTGTCTGTATCCTTCTCCTTATCGCTCGATGCAATAGTAACAGTAGCAATTCTCTTTAGCATGCTGGCTACTGATATGGCAGTTTCATCGTCGTTGACAAGATCGTTTGGTGCTACTTGCTGTTCAATCAAGCTACCGCCGACAATGGTATTCCCAACATCGTCAAGTTTAAGAACTTCGGTTCCATCGTACTTTTGGAAAACTAAATCATCACCATCAACTTTAAGTTGCATAATAATTGCGCCGGCGGTGCCGTCCATGTCAAGTGAAAGCTGATTGGTGCCTCCATCTTGAAAGTTAATATCACCGGTCGTTGAGTTAAGATCTAAAACGCCGGTTGAATCAATTGAGATTGGGGTCGCTGCGATGGTCAGACCAGTTGTGCCGTCATGAGTAAATGTTGCGTCATTCTGGGCGCCCATTGAGATGACAGAACTGTCGCTGTCTAGGCGTAAATCGTTTTCAACTCTGACATCAGTTGAGCCTGAAAGCGTAATGGTCGCTGTCCCATCAATGATCAGAGGGTTGGCTGCGATTGTTAGTCCAGTTGTTCCGTCATGAGTAAAGGTAGCATCATTCTGGGCGCCCATTGAGATGACAGAACTGTCGCTGTCTAGGCGCAGATCGTTTTCAACTCTAACTTCAGATGAGCCGGAAAGCACAATATCAGTAGTTGAATCTAGAGTTAAATTGCCAGTTGAATTAATGGAGATTGGGGTCGCTGCGATTGTTAATCCAGTTGTTCCATCGTGAGTAAGCGTTGCGTCATCTTGAGCACCCATTGAGATGACAGAACTGTCGCTGTCTAGGCGTAAATCGTTTTCAACTCTAACTTCAGATGAACCGGAAAGCACAATATCAGTAGTTGAATCTAGAGTTAAATTGCCAGTTGAATTAATGGAGATTGGGGTCGCTGCGATGGTTAATCCAGTTGTTCCATCGTGAGTAAGCGTTGCGTCATTCTGGGCGCCCATTGAGATGACAGAACTGTCGCTGTCTAGGCGCAGATCGTTTTCAACTCTGACATCAGTTGAGCCTGAAAGCGTAATGGTCGCTGTCCCATCAATGATCAGAGGGTTGGCTGCGATGGTGGCGCCAGTTGTGCCGTCGTGAGTAAAGGTAGCATCACTGTCTGCACCTAAAGCGAGAACTGCGGAATCTGACTTGAGTGTTAGATTATCTTTTACTTCAACTGAGGCAGCATCAGTCAGCCTAAGAACTTCGGTGCCATCATATTGATTGAAAACTAAGTCGTCACCATCTACATTTAAATTAATATCAATGTCGCCGGCAGAGGTGTCGACATCGATAGTTAGTTGCGTTGTGCCAGCGTCCTTGAATTCAAAGTTGCCACCAGCAGCATCAAGAACAATGTCAGTGCTTGAATCTAAAGTTAAATCTCCAGTTGAATTAATAGAGATTGGGGTACCAGCAAGAGTTGCGCCGGTTGTACCATCGTGCGTAATGGTGAAGTCGTTGCCTGCACCCATATTAAATACGGCACTATCCGACGTAAGAGATAGGTCGTCTGCGATAGAAACATCGCCACCAACTGCATCGGCCTTAAATACTAATGCGGAGTTTGAGTAAATCTCCAAACTACCGGTACGTGCATGAATATCTGTCTGGCCATCTCCAAAATAAGTTGAGCCTGTAGCATCAATAATGGCTATATCTTTAATGTGATAGGTACTAGCGCTAATGGCGCCCGTGATAGCCAGATTTCCTGACAATACAAGAGTGCTAGGTGAAAGCTCACCCACAGATGCCGTATAATATACAAGATTAGACGAACCAGACGCTGCTTTAGAGCCTGTTAAAAATAAAACAGAGCCGGTTGGCCCAAAGAAGGTCGCCAAGCCGCCACAATTTGTATATGACCAACTCCAATTAGCCATAGTTTATCCTACTCCTGCTGAACCTGACCAGTTGGCGCCCTGCTCTGTCATAGTCGAGCCGGCTGGGATTCCTGTTAGGCCAGCAATAATATCAAACGTTATGGTGCCGGCACTGTCTTCGCTCGTAAACCATAATTCGCTAACCTTCATCTCGATTGGACGACAGAAACTTGAGCTAGCATGTATTCTAAAATGGGCGCCGCGGGATCCTGTGAAGCTAGCGGCTTGCCTATCGAAAAGCCCGACTTCACTAAATCCAACGCGTAAAGATGCATCCGACCCGCTATGTGGTTCAATATGAAACCACTTAGTAACTTGCGGAAATCTAACCACAAGAGCGCTACCGCTTTTTGGCGCTACGCACGAGCCTGTAGCAAATGGTTGCCCACTAACCTGATAAGACCCCACATTGTTTAAGCCGGGGGCAAGCTTCCATGAACCTTGGTTTGGCATTATAAAACTCCTAAATCATAAATGTTTACTATAAATAGTCTCTAAATATTTCTATTTCGCCTTTCTTGTGCTCTTCTGCGTTTTTGTTCTTCCCGCAGACGCCGACGCTCTGCTTTAATGCGTTTTTCTTTTTTGGCGACAGAGGGCTTTTTATAGCGACGGCATTCTTTTGCTGTCTCTAAAATCCCTTCTTTTTTAACCTTTTTGGTGAATCTCCGGATCATTCTTTCGGGGATTCCTCGACACTCTTTTGCTGTAACTTTTACATGTACGCTCTTTGCCATCTCTACTCCTACTTCTACTTTAGTGCTTGCCAAATTGCAGATGATTTACCCAGAATAGAACTAATGTCGACTCCAGCATCTTGAGGGTTTCCTAAATCTGAGTCTCCCTGCTGGAACTCATGATTAGATGTTGGCGTGGTTCCCTCGAAAAGATCTACACCATTATATGCACCTTTTCCAACGGAATTCATTAAACTGTTTCTATGTTCTTGTAACTTTGTTCTCGATTCACTTGCTTTGCGGCTTAATTGCTGTTGTTCATTAAACAAAGTGTCAGGCTTTTTCTGTCTTGTCTCAACAATAACGTTTTGTTGCATGCCTTTCGCCACTTCCGATACAATATTCGATAGAAGTCCTTCTTCTAAAAGGA